ACTTAATTAAAAAGTACGGACCTTATGTTAGAGGAGACAATCTTATGACTTATGAAGATGCAGTTGCTTCTATGAACATGTCAAAGAGCCCAGGATATCCCGATTATTACACCTGTAATGACAAGACAGATGCTCTTGCTCAAAATGGTGATGTAATTAAGGAGGATGTTTTTAGTGTTTTGGCTGGTCAGGAAATGTGGTTGCCCTTTACAGTTACATTGAAAGATGAACTCCGTGAAGCAGAAAAAGTTGCGGATCATAAAACCCGTGCTTTTAATGCCTCCGGAATTCGTCATCTGATAGCTAGTACAATGCTGTTTGAAAAGCAAAATGAAAAAATTCATGATGCTTTAGGTAAACATCCGTTGACCCTTGGTATTGCTATTCCTGCTCCTCAGTTTGTGACATCTGTTCTTGGTTTATCTAAGAAAGTTGATTGTTATGATGCTGATGGTGATGGTTGCGATCAAAGGTTTAATCTTGGTTTAGCTTGGGTTGTTCGAGAGTTTAGAAACTTTCTTACCTTCTGAGTACCATGAAGCGGTTGATTTACTTTATGATGCAGTATATGCTGGTGATTCCATAGCTTGCGGTGTTATTTATAGAATGTTACACAACAAGTCAGGATGGAAAAATACAGGTGATGATAATGGATTAATGTTTGATTGTGCCCTACATGATGCAATTGAAGAACTTACCGGTTTGCCTGATGAAGATGTCTGTAAAAGACTCATCAATGGTGACGATATTGATATCTCAATTGATAGTGAAGATGTGGGTATTAAGGAAGTTAAGGAATACCTTAGTCAGTATGGGGTGATGATTAGTTATGAAACTGATCAGCCTAAATACGCTAAGGACACTGCTTTTCTTTCCCACACTATTAAGACAAAATATGTTAAAGGATTAGGTGATATTTGCATAGCTGCAGGTAATTTGCCGAAACTTTTATCTAGTCTTAATTGGGTTCAACATAGTTCAAAGTTCACAATTGAAGAAAGTTGCGTG